GGAAACTTCTCAGCCGAAGCCGGAAGTTGCGCCGACCACCGAGGAGAAAAAGGAAGAATAAACATATCCGCTTATTATAACTTGCTAAATGAGCAATGAAAAAATACAAAGCAATAGCGATCCCAGTGACGTTTGAGGGTGACCGGCCTCGGTTTCTCACAGTGAGAGATCGAAGATTTAAGGATTGGATTTTTGTCACAGGTGGATGTAGACGTCGAGAAATTTTCAATCCTTTACGATGTGCCCTCAGAGAGTTAGAAGAAGAGACCCGTGGTGTCGTGGCTCTTAAAAAAGGAGAATATACGGAATTTAATTTTACAGTTAAAGAAAATGCAACGACCGACTTGGTCTACAACGTGTTTATCTTTTTTGTAAATTACAAAAGACCCGAGCAATTGGGTATGATTAAAAAATTCAATGATGAAAAAATGAAAACAAATTTGAAAAAGATTAACAAGGAACCAATAAAGAAGACATTCGATGAGAATGACTTCATGAGCTTTGATACCCTCGAAGAGTTTAATGTTAGAAAGAGGTGGGACCTCATAATAAAAAATGTAATACAGAATCCAGAATTTTATTCGTGTGTCACTTCGCTTAATAGAAAAACATTTTCTATAAAATAGAATGAAGTCAAAGACTTACATCTTAAAACAAATCAGAGATCTTCTTGTTGATAACAAGGCTTACAGTGAACGTCGGGCAGATCAATACATTGAGGATGTAAAGACTAAGACAGTCTACGAGCTTCTTGTTATTAAAAAGGAATTAGCTTCAGAAAGAAAAGAGCATCACGATGTCTCTTGTATGCGATCGATTCTATATGACTCACATCAAGATGATTAAAAGAATGACTCTCTAAAATGGTAAGTATGTTTAAGGCATGGTGTTCAAAGAACAAATTCACAAAGGGTGAAAAGCAGAACCGTTCACACGTTCTCATGAACGGTGGTTCACTTTACATCCCACACGATCGAGTCGATGAATTTTGTGACGAGTACATCAAGGCTGTGACGAAAAAGGAAAAGTTGTATCTCGTGGAACAAAAAACGCCGACGTACAACTTCTTCTTAGATATTGATTACAAAGATGAAGATGCCATGCAACTTGACTATCTTCAAAAATTGTGTCGGATTATTTGTGACAAAGTAAAAATATATGGCGGTCGTGATTGTCTCATATGTGTATCAAAACCCAAAGAAGTTGATGATGGACTCATCAAGACGGGTGTTCATTTAAACTGGCCAAACTTTGTTGTTGACCAAGAAGGTGCCAACAACCTTAGAGATCATGTCATCGCGACTTTGACTTCAGTGTTCAAAAATAAAAATTGGAATCAAATTATTGATAACTCTGTCTATGGTGACACAAAAAAGCGAACAGCTGGAAGTGGATTTCGGATGCCATGGTCATACAAGAAGGGAAAGCACATCGCATGTCAAGGACAAGGATGTTCAGAGTGTGACAACACCGGAAAGATTACCGAACCTCCGTACCTTCCAATCTTCAAATATGTGTATGGACATGTCATGTGTCGCATGGATACACTGACACAAGAACCATCGGTCGACATTCTAAAAGACTCCATTGTTCGGACAGACGTTACAGAGGTTACAACTGTTCCAGCGATCGATGGTAACAAGAAGAAAGAGGGGTCGTTCACCGAAGCTCAGATGAAAGATGAGTTTGTCGATGATGAAGCTCGGGCTTACTTGGAAACATTCATTCGACAAAACATGGAAGGTCAAGAAGATGCGAGGATTACGAAAATGTTCCATCATAAAAATCAATTCCTAGTGTCTACAACTTCAAAGTATTGTGAAAATCTTAGAAGATCACACAACTCAAATCACGTCTGGTTTCATGTTGTCGGTAAGACTGTCGTCCAGAAATGTTTTTGTAGATGTGAAACCATCAAAGGACGGTTCCATGGTTTTTGTGCAGACTTCAGAGGGCGTCAACACATGTTAAACGACACGATTGTTTCTAAAATGTATCCAGACACGAAACCACCGGTCCGCCCAAAAACACCACCACAGAAAGATCCAGTCGAAACAGACAAAGCTGTCGAAACGCTTAATGCATACATCAATAAATGTATACGTTCAACAAAAATTATCAAGATTACAAAGAATAAGTCAAAGTATATAGCCGACGCTGAAATGACAGAGTGTGACTATGGACACAGAGCTACCTGTCAGTTTATCATTGACAAGTCGGGTATAGAATTGAAATGTTCAGAATGCAAAGAACAATCTCACAGGAAGAATATACTCAATACAAAAACAAAGGAAATTTTATTTCCGACTAAAAAATAAGATGTCGGTCGTGTTGTTTGCAGCAGCTGCATATCTCACAAAAATGCTGACACAGAAAGATGTTCGAGTCGACAAACTTGATGATCTTCTTAAAAAGGCACACCAATACTCAGGCCTAGATAAAGAGAATTTTTATGGATTTGTGACAAACTTTAACATGTTCAAGGAATGGATTCATGATGTAGAACTTGCCACACAGTTTCTTTATAAAGCATTAGAACACCTTGAAAACATTGGTCTCATGACGGAATTCCAGGAAGAAATCAGCGAACTAGCTAAAATAGTCGGTTATTTCGGTGAAAAAGAGATTATGAACGCTGCAATCAACAAAAACGCTGCGTTCCATCCGAAATACTTAAACAGTAGACTATAATAGAACGATGATTTCTAGATCTGGTCGTATTATTAAGAAGCCTGAAATGTACACTCCCGAAGAAAAAGTTGAAGATGATTACGGTGATGACGAATACGATACCGAAGATGATGGGAGTGACATCGAAACTGACAATGAATATTATTCAGATGATGAAAGTGAATACGATGACGACGAGGACACAGACGAGAATGGAAATTTGAAAGATTTCATCATCGATGACGACGAGGAAGATGAGGAATTTCAAGCTTAAAAAAATCAAAGTAATTATAAAAAATGGAGGCTGACATTGGTAACCCCATTGAATTTGATAAAGAGCTTAAGATGCAAGATGATCAAGAACCGGAACAAGAATACTACCACCAACCGCAACAACCCATGATGTATCCACAAATGATGATGTATCCGGAACAACCACAAAAAAACAATGATATCTTTGCCAACATCGATAAGTCGACATGGATCATTGGTTTTGTTGTTTTTCTTCTTGGCTTTTTTATGGGTAAGACTATGCAACCCGTGATTCTTAGGCCTGGATAAGAGGATACCCATAGATCCAATCGGTATGTTCATGGGGAAAATTCCCAACAAACTCACCAGTTGAACCACGTTTCCTTTCAGTAAAATACGCACGACTCGTGATCAAAGGATCCTTGAGTTGTGCAGCTAAAACTTCTGATGCTGTATTCATCTTCTTTTTGACAATTTCAGGTGATGTGAAAAAGAAGATCGCAACCACGAACACAATCAATAATGTAATTATGTTGAGCAATACACTGAACATATTTAGTATTTACCTATATTTTTCTTACGCCTCACTGGTAACCTCGGCAACAGCCTCCTCACTGGTAACCTCGGCCTCTCCTTCTTCCTTTTGTTCCTCAATCGTCGCATCCGTGCTGGAGGCTTCGCGTTGCTTACGTCTCTCTTCGACTTCAGCTGCAACAATCGCGTCAGCTTCCTTGACCAATTCTTCCATCGGAGCGTCCGGCTTTTCCTTCTTGAGACGTTCCAAAACTTCAGCTGGGTGACTGATCGGGGCTTCATCCGGCTTGTTGTAATACTTGGAGTTCTCATCACCCGGCTTGATGTAAGTCGTCTTCGCTTCCATCATGTCACGCTTACGTTCTTCGAACATCTTCGCAGCCATGGCTTGGTTTTCCTTGTATCCGGACATAATCTCTTCGAGCTTGTCGTTGGTATAGTGAACATCATCAATCTTATCCACATCCGGTGGAATCAACAACCACTTGTACATGTCGACCACGTAAATGTCAAAGGTTGCATCTTCCTTTTGAAGACGCTTCGCGTGGTTTGCAGCTTCTTCACGCGTGTTGAAGCAACCACGAATCTTAATACCAAACTTATCATTCTTTTGTGGTGCTTCCGGTCCAACAACAGACAGGCATGCGTAGAGTTGTCCCGGGACGGTAGTGTAATCTTGTTCAAGAGAAGCCATTTTATAGCTATGCTTACGTTAAAAACTTTAAGCCTTTTCAAACTTAAGTGGATTAAGAACAACCATCTATATTAAGACATGGAAGAAATACGCCGAGCTCACAATACCTACAAGCGTGATCTCATTCAAAGTGTGACCCGTGAAGGGGATCAAATCTTGGATGTAGGATGTGGTTGTGGTGGCGATCTTCAAAAATGGAGACATGCGGGTGCAAACATAAGCATGTGTGACCCGAGTGAACAGTCTCTCGAAGAAGCAAAGAGTCGGGCTCGCAATCTCAAGATGCGTGTCAACTTTTATCATGGAGATATATTTGCATGTCCGAATAGAAAATATGATATCATATGTTTCAATTTTTCATTACATTACATCTTCGCATCAGAAAAATTATTCAAAGACTCGATCA